CTCCAAAGAATGGTCGGCAACGCGGAAAACCCGACGTTCGATGAAATTGTGGTACCCGTTTACTTCTCGCCGAAGACAAGAACGCTCAACGAGCTGGTCAACACGGCGAAGCACATCAAGCTTCCCATCATGTCCTACGAGCTGAAGAGCGTCCAGTACGACCCACAGAGGGCATTCAACAAGCAGGACGGATATATCGTCGCAAACCGCATCGACTGGACGAATACGTCGCACCCGATGCCCACGCCGATAAAGATGTCCATCTCGTCTGCCTTCATATGCAGGTTTCAAGAGGACTATCATCAGTATATAACCTGCCTTTTCACCTATTTCGCCCCGTATGTCGAGATCTCGTACAAGCATCCAGACATCGACACCGAGGTCAGATGCCGAATCATATGGGACGGCAACGCCAGCATCACGTACCCCGAACAGCTCGGCGGCACGGACGCATACAGATTCGAGGTTGACGCATCGTTCACGGTCGAAAGCTGGCTCTACAAGAACGACAATGTAAACGCAAATATCATTTACAACATACCGACGACCTTCACCGCTCTGTCCGAATTCAGCAACAGCTTCGAATGGATGCAGAAACAGCAGGAGATAGATGTCGTGACGGACGCCAGAGTGAAGGAAGGAAGACCGAACGTGTTCTTCACCTCCACGGAAAAGGTGGATGTCGGCAACCCGGACTCCGAGATTCTCATAAAGGGGGATATGTTCACCACCGTCACGGACGTGGCGATCGTGGATATGGATCCCACCACCAAGATGTACGATCCGTCGGAGTACAAGCACTACGACGTGAACTACTTCGCATACGACGAATATGGCCACCACGACGACAAGACGCACTATGTCCCGTTCGACGGAGTTCCGGCGGCGTTCGAAATCATAGACGAGCATCGCCTCATAGTAAAGATCCCGGTGGCCAAGAAGTCCGGCAGATTCGATGTCTATGTCGTCGGCAAATACGGATACGGAAAGCTCTCCGAAGACCACGAAAGAGCATATAGAATACACCCGATGAGCAACACCAAGGGAATCGACGGGCAGAAAATTAGCGGAGATTGACAATGGCAAACACTTCAGGATACAAGAGAAGCACACAATTCAACAGACAGTCGATGGGATACGCCAACCGCATCCTCAACCGGCTGCCGTGGGGCATCAACATAATGGACAACATAGCGGAGCTCAATCCGAAGTTCGAAAGATTCTCCGAATTGATTCCGAGCAGGCAGGACAGACTGTCGAAGATGTCCGTGTTCGACGGGCAGAACTCATACACGGACGTCATGTCCACCGGTGCGCTTCTCGGCGATCCGCGCTTTCAGGCTTTCATGTACGCCAGCATCGATCTCGACAAGGGGAGAAGGCTGGCCGAATACCACAACATGGCTTCGTTCTCGACGGTGAGCGACTGTCTTGACGAAATAGCCGACGAGCTTCTTTTCGAGGCCGAGGACAACCAGTTCGTTAAACTGAAGATATCCGGCATCAAGGACAAGCTCGTAAAGCAGGAGATAGAGAAGGAATGGCAGCATTTCGTCGACATCTTCGAGTTCAAGGAGAAAGGTTGGGAGAGATTCCGTAGATTTTTGATAGAAGGAGAACTATACTTTGAAAACGTTGTTTCAGAAAATAGAAAGGATCTGGGTATCGTTGGGCTTGTGGAGATTCCTACTGAGCTGATCGCCCCTGTATACGACAATGTTCAGAACAATAAGATAGCCAGCTACATACTTCGCAGGCCGGTGCTGAATCAGAAGACTCAGGAAATCGATCACGAAGATATGATAGCGATGGAGAAGAGGCAGATCACATATATCGATTCCGGCCTTCGCAACAACGACGGGACGATCGTTCTGCCGTACATCGAGAACGCCCGCCGCGCATATCGCCAGCTGACGATGATGGAGGATTCCCTCGTCATTTATCGTATGACGCGCTCGCCGGAGAAGCTCCTCTTCAAGATCAACACCGGAAACATGTCTCCACCGAACGCCGAGGCGTACATCAAACGCCTTATGCAGCAGTTCTGGTCAAGAAAGACCTACGACCCGCACAACGGCAGGCCGACCAGCGTATTCGATCCGCAGAGCGCCACCGACTCGTTCTGGTTCCCCCTCAGAGACGGCGCTTCCCAGCAGACCGACGTCACGAATCTGACCACGAACGCGAAGTTCGGCGAAATGGACGATCTTCTATATTTCCAGCGCCAGCTCTACAACGCCATGCACGTTCCGACACAGAGGCTCAACCCGGAATATGTCGCAAAGGACGGCGCTGAAGCTTCGGCGGAGGAGGTCCGCTTCGGAAAGTACATCAAGCGCATCCAGCGCAGATTCGCGCTCGGAATGAAGGATACTTTTATGACGCACCTGAAGATGCGCGGATTCTGGAAATCCTTCAACCTCCACAGCTACGACTTTGACATCGAGTTCAACGTTTCTTCCATATTCGAGGAGACTCGCAGACAGCAGTATCTCGACCTCTGCTACAACAACTTCAACCAGATGGCCCAGAACGACGGAATATCCAACACTTGGGCGCAGAAGAAGTACCTTCATTTGACGGACGCCGAGATCAAGGCCAACATCGAATGGAAGAAGATGGACGCCCAGCTCGCTTGGGAGCTACAGAACATCACCCAGAACGGCCCCGGATGGAAGAAGAAGTTCCAGCAGGAGCAAAACATGGAGGCCGATCTTATGAACCAGATCTCCGGCGCTGGCGAAGGAACCGGCGTAGAAGGCGCTCCGCCGCCCGATTTGGGCGGTGCCGGGGCTCCTCCGATAGAAGGCGGCGGAGCACCCGCCCCTGCCGCCCCAGAGGCCGCTCCGGCCCCTGCCGCCGGGGGAGAGGGCGGTCTTCCGCAACCTCTCGGGCCGCTACAATGACGACAGTCAGGGAAATAAAGGAACGGCAGTATACCCAAGGTAGGTATATCGCAAAAAACCCCAAGAAGTATACGGGGACACAACCGATCTTGTACCGCTCCCGGCCGGAGTATCTCATTATGCGGTGGATGGACAACAACGACAACATCGTGTCGTGGGGATCGGAAACCGATGTCGTATGGTATCAAAAAAGCGCCGATCACGGTCGTTCTCACAGGTACTTTCTCGACTTTACCTGTGAGTACAAGAACAAGGACGGAACAATCTCGAAATTATATTTGGAATACAAGCCGAAGAAGTTCCTGAAGAAGCCGGAACGGACGAAAAGGATGAGTTCAAAAACATATAACTACTTGTGTGAAACTTGGATCACTAATCAGGAAAAGTGGGCTGCTGCTAGGCAGTACGCTGAAGCGCATAAAGGAAAGTTTATGGTTATTTGCGAAGATTCCATTGGGATTGCAGAGGCTCATTGACTTTTTGGCGAAGAAGGATAGATGCGTGAAGATGAAGAGATGCAGCGGATGCTCGTCGTTCTTCCTGATTTTCTATTCCGAGGAGTTTGAATCCGGCTTTCGGAAGGTATTTTGCCCCGTGTGCGGAAAATGGACATATACCTATCTCCCGAAGGCGCATCAGGGCGGCATAAAAGTCCCTTGACTAACGGGGCAAGATGTTGTATCATATGCGCCATATGAGCAACACAGAAAAGAAAGAGACGGTAAACCACCCATCTTGGTATAATGCCGGAGGAATTGAGGTTTTGGATATCATCCACGCATTTAAGCTTGGCTTTTCCGGCGGGAATGTGATAAAATACGTTCTAAGAGCAGGCCATAAGTCGGAAAATACCACCGTAGAAGATTTGCTAAAAGGTGTCATTTATTTAAATGACATGATTTTGAACGAAATCGGAGTGAATTTTTCGGATGAAGCGAAAGAAAAGGCGGAAAAAATCATATCGATCTATACAGAACACATGAAAGGAGCACAAAATGAGCACTAGAGGAGAAATCGTAATCGACAACGGGGATACGCACCCGAAATACACCGGAATCTACTGCGGCCACGACAGCTACCTGTCCGGTCTTGGTGAGGTTCTTGAGAATCACTACACAACGGAGGAAAAGGTACGCGAGCTGATTTCGATGGGGGGAGCGTCCAGCGTTTATTCTACGATCGACGAATGCGATTTCTACGCACGAGACGCGGGAGAGGAAATCGAGATCGACAATTTCGAGTCAGACGAGGATCTGAAGAAGGAAGGTCACAACATCTTCTGTGAATACCTGTACCTTTTCAGGGATGGAAAGTGGCTGGTGTTCGATACGGACGACGACACTTTCATCACATTGGACGAAGCTCGAAAGCGATGGGAATCCGACGACTGACACAAGTGACAGAAACGCAACATTAGGCCGCCGAAAGGTGGTCTAATGTGCCTTAAAAGTAACATTAGACCCCAAATCATACCACAACATGACCTATAAGGAACTTTATGTAGAGAAGTATCGTCCCCAGACTCTTGACGAAATGGTTATCGATCCAACGATCAAGAAATATTTTGAGGATATCTTCAATTCGGAAGATCCGACCATTCCAAACCTTCTGCTTCGCGGAAGACCCGGCGGAGGAAAGACCACGCTGGCCAAGATCATCCAGAAGAAACTGGGATGGGAGACGCTTGTCCTAAATGCATCGGAGGAAAATGGCGTGGATACGATGCGGGACAAGGTTGTCTCGTTCTGCCAAACGATGTCCATCGACGGCGGGATGAAGCTCGTCATTCTGGAAGAGGCGGACGGGCTTTCGTCCGCTGGAGGAAACGGATCTTCGGCGCAGGAGCTTCTGAAGAATCTCATCGAAACGTCGTCGAAGTACGTCAGGTTCATCCTCCTTGTCAACAACATCTCGAAAATCGACGCACCGATCAAGTCGAGAATGCAGGAATTCGAAATCATCCCGCCAGATCTGTCGAAGTCGAAGGATATCTTGAAGTACGTTCTCAATATCGTCGTCAAGGAGGGAATCAAGATCCGCGACAAGAACGACATCATCCGGCTCATCAAGTCCAATTACCCGGATATTCGCAAGATTCTTCAGATCTTGCAGCAGTGCTCGTATAACGACAACAAGGAGTTCATCCTAGCGGACGTAGTGGACGGCGACTTCAACGAGATCGTCGATGAAATCATGGCCGTCGTAAAGAAGCGCAGCGCCGCCACGGAGAAGGAACTGATGGATCTGCGCGCAAAGTACATCTCCGAGGAGACGAAGTTTTATTGCGACTATCATCAGCTGATGAAGATCATCTTTGAACGAATCTCGCGGTCCGCCGTGACGGACAGGGAAGGGTTCATCAGAAAATTGGACTGGTTGAAGACCATCCAAGACTATATGTACAAGCATACCTTCGTCTTGGACAAGGAGATCAACTTCTTCGCTATGCTAATTTCTCTTCTTCGTCAATAGCGAATCCGAATCCATTATCCTTCGACTGTATGACGGATCTGCCCTCGACATTGACGATATATTCGTTAGATCGTGGGGCTATCATATGTGTGGTATGCGTGATTATGTAAGAACCCAACATCTCTTTCGCAAGCTCGGTATCGGCCCCGTGTCCGCTTCTTACGGCAAACCGCCTCCCGACTTGAACCGATCCGCCGCTTCCGGGCATATCGAACGAGAACGAAGCAGACGAGTTTAGCTTGTTTTTCAGCTGCGACGATGATGCGGTTCTCTCCAACTTTCTGTATTGCGGAGAAAGTTCGATAGTGGCAATATTTCTTTGGAACGGAGCTATCAGCGTTGCGCTAGACTGTTCCGATGTCGTTATCGAATCTCTGTAGTTGTTCCTTATGAACGATTCATAGAAATCCTTGTTCATTTCCGAGAAGTCCATGACGAATGTCCCTTTTTGATGGTGACTTACTCTGATTGTCTGGGCCATCTCGTCTGGGATGTTTTCTGCGCTGAATTTGATGTTCGTGCAAACAGGAGAAGTGAGAAGCACGCTTTTTCCCGGATTTTCGTCAGATTTCTCGCTTATTGTTGCTCGAACGGGTATTGTCGGGTAAGATTTTATTTCGTCTGTCATCAGGTTCCAAGAAAACAAATGTGATAGAGGAACAAGTACGAATTTCTTCGTGTTCTGGTTGTATTTGAGAACGCAGTTATCATTCTTTTCGTTGGACATCTGGAACGACATAATATGATTGATCGCGTTATACGCCGATTGACGAAGCGGGATAGTGTAGTTTATCGTGGCGGCACCTTCGTCGAAGATCGGTTCGTCGATTTCCATACCACACTTTTCGGTAAGTATCTCCTTTATACATATTCCCGTTTTCTTGCCGGATTTGACGTTGTATGTCTTGTCGAATCCAGTAGTCCATTGAGGGAATGTCGTCATAAGTTTGAATTGTGTCGAACTTATGAGATAAAACGTGGTGGTATTGGTTTTGTCCACGCTGTGTACATTTCCAAAATCGCCTCTGTCGATCTTCCAAACGACGAATTCGTCGTCTATTAGGGGATACGGCTTCAGTGGCTCATTCGTTCCACCTTGATTTTTTCTGCTCTCTTGGGTCGTTTTTGAAAAATATATGTAAACTCTGTCGCTTTTGTCTCCGCTGAATTCTATAGGGTCTACACATTCCTTTCCACCATATGAAAGCATGACCATATAAAACGGATTGAACAGATCTTCATCGTATACCACGGAATTGACGAACATGTTATTAACCATAACACCGTCTTCGTAGTTCTGCCCCTCTTTGTAGAACCATATTTCCAGCTGATATGAGATATTTTTCGATATCATCATATTGTTTCCGGTGGCGGTATCTGGAAGAGGCTCCCGCCCGACCGATATCGTGTCGGATGCAAATTGTGTAGCCATTACAACTCCTTTATTATGTTATAGACATATTCCTTCTTTATGATTTTCAGCGGAACATTGGCGTTCGCGCCTTCTGTGATGTTTAGAAGATGGTTTGTCTTGCAGATAAACCACCAAAGTTTTATCGTACCATAGAACTTATACGATATCGTTTGGAACGATTCGTTTTGTGTTGGCTGGTAGATCGTATAGAACATAGGATTGATGTTGTATGGTATCGATACGTTCGACATCAAATTTATAAAATCCATACCGTTGCTGTCGGTTTCGACGGGCAGCTTGGTTTCTATGTTCAGATTTGTGATATTATCCAATATTTCGTTTGGTAAATTGGTATCTTTTATCGTCATGATCATTCTCCTCCCAGTTGATAATTGGAATTGATGTCACTAATCGCCCTTTCGGTTGCGGTAGAAAACTTACCGGCATCAATAGGGTTGTTTTTTCCCGCGAAATCCTCTATGGATTCGTCCGGTAATTGAAAAGTGTTTTTTATTAGGTCGCCTATGCTTTTGTTGCCGAGCAGAGACAAAAGTTGCTTTGACACCGGAAACAGAGAATTGAACGATATGGATATTTTCCAACCTTCTGGCACATAAATCGACCCCATCATTTTTGCGGATCCCACAGGCGCAGCGTCGAAAGACGATATAAACGCAAGCGGCAGCTCTGTTAAACTTGGTATGCTTACCGAATATACATACGGGACGTGTACGCGCATAGGGTCTGGATAGGACGGTGCCAAGCTCATCATCATTCTTATGATGAACTTATAGTGTTCTTGTGTAAATGCGTCAGTTTCGTTGATTAAATTAAACGTCGTCGAGAATTGTCCGGTGTTCGAAGACTCGTACACTTTCGGGGACTGCTTTCCCGCCGAAGATCCGATTCTCCACGGAGCGTTTTTGGTGAAGTCGTTGTATGCCGATACAAAATCGGTGTCCATCGTATCGAAAAACGATCCCGGAGCTATAGATTTAAGAAGCTGGTCCGTGTAGTTCTGATAATCGGTTGTAACATATTGCTTCCAGTTTGCTTTTAGTTGTTCTATTGAATGTCCCCAGCTATCCACATCGCTGTCTATATCGATTTGCTTATATCCGGTTTCCATATGCATCGGTTGTTTTCCGAGATATGGGAATTTATATGTGTTTCCAGTAGGATATATCTGGTATGTTCCTTTGTACAAATCAGAAAATGATGTCATACCGGCACCGGCGGTCGGATTAACGACAGATCTCCGCTGAAACATTATATTCTG